GCGGTGTTCAGAACCCCGATGCAATCATCGTTGGTATTCCAGCTACTGGTGCTGCTAGTGGTAAATAATTGTTATAAAAAGAGAACCAATTGATTCTCTTTTGTACATATTTTAAATCAAATTTTATTAATAAAAAGACGCTATTTTCATAATTATATTTTAGAGGCAATGAGGTGATAAAATGGCATTAGTAACAGTTGAGAATATGATGGATCAAATTAATGCAGATGACGACGAAAAACCATTTATTACGCTCATTACACAAAATGCAATTTCAGCAATTGGTGTTGCAGTTGGACAAGACTTCAATTCATTAACACCTGATGAGCAAAATATTTTTAATTCAGCAGTTTTAATTTTAGGTGGGAAAATGTATTCTAATCGAGATGATACTGCAACTGAACAGCAAGTTTCTATGTTGAACAATATTATTTCATTAATCCGTGTTCCACAAATTGGTATTTTAGGTGGAACAAATGATAATAGTTTAACTTCTAGTTCATCAAGTTCAGGCTCATTTAACAATGCAAATGTCACAAATAATGGTGATGAGGATTATGAAGCAGATGATGAGAACTAATAGCAACCAATACAAAATATGGTTGCGTCGCATTATACAGAAAGGCATTACAGCGAATACGAAAGACAATAAAGCAATTAAGAATGATTGGGAGAAAGTTAATCGAGAACTATTTGGATTAAAATATTAATTTTATTAAAACAATGTAAAACATATTAGCCGAGAATAGTGACAAAAAGCTATCGAGGAGAAGAAGAAAGCTATCAACGACTACATTTATAGCCACGGCAAGGTGATTGATGCTGCATCTGGTTCAACTTCAGTTCCTAGTAAGTAATACGGTTGTAGTCGCTTAAGAAATAAATAATTCGCCGATATGACGGGCGGCTGCTAAAGGAGGATTGAATATGGCTAATTTTAAAATGGCCGATTTCAGCCGCAAGGTTGAGTTAGGATCTCCACAATCACACAAGACTGGTGCAGGCATTAATATCACTAGCTTTGTTCCAGCTTATAGCCTGCATTTCAAACAGCAGAAACGAACACTCACACAGCAATACACGCTTGTGGGCACACGCTTGGATAATTCAATCACGATCATCACCCGACATGATGCCAGAAACGTTGCGCAGAAGCAGGCACGACTTGACGGTATTGTGTATGACATTGATGATGTGTCCCCTGACGACAGCAGTGATGCCATCAGGTACGATTATCTGACCCTCATGAAGATTACCAAGGGGGCGTAGCAATGGACATGGATGACGCACTTGGTCAATGGCTTAAACAAGTATCAAAGGCTGCCGAATTGTCTATTAATGACCAAGAGAAGATTACCAAGGCTGGTGCTGATGTTTACGCCAAGAAGCTAGCAGAGACTACCAAAGAAAAACACCCAAATACTAAGGGAACTGGTGGTGAATATGGGCATCTTAGTGAAAATATTAGCTCCGCCACTGGTGATATTGATAAAGAACACAATGGTAATTCCGTTGCTGGATTTGGTGATAAGGCATTCGTTGCACTTTTTCTTAATGATGGGACAAAGAAAATTAATGGTGACCATTTTGTTGACAATGCTCGTGATGATGCCAAGGATGCAGTATTTGCAGCCGAGCAAGAGAAATATAAAGCAATTATCGCCAAGTTGAATGGTGGTGGGGATAAATGAGCGCTGTAGATGATGCGGTAACAATGCTTAGTCAAGCAGGTATTGCCAGTATTGATGCGGTTGAAGGCAACAATTTGCCGCAAGAATTAGTCGATAGTCTAAACAAAACTGTTGTTTTGATTACTGATGCTGCAAATGATCCAACTGCATATGGCAACAACGATTTCTGGGCGCTTAATCAGGAAGTAGAAGTACAAATTTGGTACTCACAACTGCTTGATTCTGACCCCGAAACCATTGAGATAGCTATGATGAAGGCTTTTATTCATCAGCATTGGCAGGTAGCTGCGGTTAGACAACGTACATTAGATCCAGACACACAGCAACTTTTTAACACATTTTATTTCAGCAGAACAAAGAATATTTAGGAGGAATTCAAATGGCAACAGTAGGTTTATATCAAATCCAGGTAGCTTTGGTTGATTCACAACAAAAGCTTATTTCTGGTACTGGAGCAGGATTAGGCACAGACGGTATCTATACTGTCGATCACAAAGATTTAGGTGTTAAAACTGCCAACATTACAGGCTTAGCAGGCACCATTACTAAGATCTATGGCAACAACAATGTCCAAGACGTTACCATTGGTACTTCAGAACCATCAGTAGCTTTGGATATTAACAACTTGGATTACAAAACCAAGCAGCAAATCAAAGGCTTTGTCAGTGATAGCAAGGGCGGTTATACGGATGAGGATTTGAAGGCTCATGTGGCCTTACTTATCACCACTCAAACCATTGACCGTTTGCACTTTGTCTATTATGGCTTTGGTGATGGCATTATGACCGAAACCGCAGCTAACATTCAGACTGATGCGGCAGCAGAACGACGCGTGGATGACACTTTGACCTACACAGCGCTGTCTACTATGGCCTTTAATAATCAGCCATACAAAATTTATAGCGATCTTGACAGCGGGTTCGACAAGGCAAACATGTATAAAGAAGTATTCGGTGGATACGCATTGCCAGCTGGTGCCACTACAACTCCTGGTAAGTAATGCTGGCAGACGCAATCTGACGCAATTTCATAGCAACAACTGATGAATGGCCCACGAACGTGCGCTATTTTTTGTGCTCAAAAGTCGCTTTCTGGTGAACTTGGTGGTGTCCGATTCACCACAGTGACCTTATCAAATACAAAGGATGATATTACAGATGAAAATCAAAGTTAGTCAAATTAGCAATCGTGTACACGAAGTCAAAGTAACAAATCGTATTCTGCGAAATACACTAAAGTACCAGCTCAGCATGGCCGAGTCAGATGATGTGGAGGACAAATCATTTACTGAGCAGCTTCATGCCAGCCTAAATGCGGTCAACAGCAATACAGATTTTATTGTCGATACACTTAAATTAAACAAAGCAGAAAAAGAAAAGCTGGACGATTTGTCATTCGCTGAAACTGTAAAAATTGCTACCAGAGTTGCCCTTCGCGTTCAAGGACTTAGCGATGAAGACATCGATATGTCAGCAAAGAAGGCCGATGCCAGCAAAAGTAAAGACGAAGATAATTAGTGCTCCAGAACGAGTTTTTGAATTAAAGAATAAGCTTGAAGACTTTGATTATATGGGACAAAACGCAATGGTCAACATGCACTGGACTAGTGACCAATTCTGGGATGCGGAATATTTCGGATTTGTAACTTTGCTAAATGCAAAGAACCCTAAAGATCGTCCAATTGATCCGGCAATTATGTGGAAGCAATACAAAGAGAAAGGGTGATTAAAGTGGCACAACAAATTAATGCAACAATGAGCACCAAGATTGCCCTTGATCTATTGTCGGCGAGCGAATCCGTTAAATCATTAACAGCGGTTGTTCGTTCGAGCCAAAATGCTTGGAAAGCTCAAGAAGCAGAGATGAAATCTGCTGGTGATGCAGTTGGAGCTGCTCAAGCTAAATATGCTGGCTTGGGTAAGTCTATTGAGTCACAACAGGCCAAGATTGATGCTTTAAAGTCTAAGCAGAGTGAACTCAAGGGTAACACTAGCGAAACTGCTCAACAGTTTTTAAAGTATCAGCAAAAAATTGATGGTGCAACTAAGCAACTGGCCGGAATGCAGGCTCAGCAAGACCGTGCTAAGCAAGCGATGGACTATCAAAAGTCCGGTTTGGCTGGCCTACAGCAAGAGTACACAGCGGCTTCACGTGCCAACCAAACTTATGTGACTCGCCTAGAGGCTGAGGGAAAACAACAAGAAGCCAACAAGGCCAAAATGGAAGGCTATAAGTCCTCCATTACCAATCTGAATGAGCAACTGTCTAAACAGTCTGCTGAGTTGGATAAGATTGCGAGCGCTAGTGGCAAAGACTCCGATGCTTGGCGTACACAGAAGACGCGGATAGATGAAACGGCTACCAGTTTAGCAAGGGCTAAGTCATCAATGAATGGCCTGCAAACTGAAATGGACAAGGCTAACCCATCTGTTTTCAACAGAGTTAAGGAAGCTATATCGGGAACAAACAAGCAAGCCGAAAAGACACCGGGTCTGCTTCGCAAAATTGTTGAAGGCGGCCTTATCACCAATGCCTTGTCAAGCGGCTGGCAAACGCTAAAAGGAAAAATTGAAGAAGCTGCTGCGGCTGGTATGGAATACGAAAAGCAGCAAGATCAAATGAATGCCATTTGGCTAACCTTGACTGGTAATGCTGAAAAAGGGCAAGCAATGGTTGACATGACTAACAAACTTGCCGTCAAGTTTGGTCAAGATACTGATTTGGTAAACGAACTAAACCAACAGTTTTATCATGTCTTTGATAACCAACCCAAAACCGAAGCTTTAACTTCCGCCTTTCTGACAATGGGTGATGCGATTGGATTATCTGGTGACCGTATTCAACAGGTAGGTCTTGACTTCACACATACATTATCTGGATCTGTTGTCCAGCTTGGCGACTTCAATCAGTTAACTGATGCGTTTCCTATGATGGCCGATGCAATGCTGAAGTATGAGCAGAAGGTGCAGCATAATTCTAAGCTCACTATGGCTGATCTTCGTACACAGATGAGTGCAGGCAAGATCAGTGCTCAAGACGCCACTAATGTTATCGAAGAATTAGGGCAGAAATATAGCAAAGCGTCAGAAAACTTGATGCAAACTATCCCCGGCATGACTCGGGTTATCAAGTCTCGCATCCCAGCGCTAATTGGCGACATAGAAAAGCCTTTTTTAACGGCTCAAAACCCAGTGCTTGGGGCTATCAGTCGATGGTCACAGGACAAAAATACCGATAGAGAGTTTGGCAAATTAGGTCAAGCAATGAGCAAAGGCCTAAGCACAATCACATCTGCTTTTGCAAAAGCGTTTGATCTATCTGCTGGCCCTAAAGCAATGGACAAAATGATGGACAAGCTTTCGGATGCTGTTACCAAAACTAGTCAAGTAATAGCCGACCATGCTGGCCAAATAAAGACTTTTTTTACAACCATATCTTCTGCGGGAAGCTTAATGGCAAAGCTGTCATGGACAGCGTTTACTGCTGGCTTGAAAATACTTGATCCTTTGTTGAAGGCTCTAGGAGAATTTGCTGATAAGCATCCTAAGCTGTTTGGCGATATTGCTGGAGGCCTTGTTGCCGTAAACATTGCAGGAAAAGTTCTTCCTATTAGCAATGTAAAAAAGCTTTCAATTGCAATTTTTAAACTTGTTGGAGGGTTTAAACAGCTTGCCGATGGATCATTATTCAAAAAAATTGCGGCCAACTTTTCAATATTCAGTTCCTCAGAATCGACTACAGAAGGGCAGGGAAGCGTTGCTCCACAAATTGGTAGTCGAGTTGCAGCTAATGCCGAAAAAGCCAGTTTAGGCAGCCGAGTTGTCGGCGGCTTAGGCAAAATAGGCGGCATTGGTGCTGGAATTGATGTTGCGGGCAGTATTGTACAAGCACTTACTTCGAATAGCTCACAGGAAAAGATTAAGGCGGCTTCAAAAGGAACAGGAACAACAATTGGCGCTGGAATAGGTGCTGCTTTAGGCTCTGTTATACCGGGCGCCGGCACTGCGGCCGGTGCTGGTATCGGTGCAGCGATTGGTGATGCATTAGGATCAACTAAGACTGTGCAGGGATGGGCCAAGTCAATTAAGAAGTCCATGGATGATGCCAGCAAAGGTGTCACAGTTAAAGCGCCCAAACTTAGCTCTGATACCAAGGCCTTGGGAGATTCATTTGCCAAA